TGAGCATCTTTTTATACGTTGGTTGTTACTTTATTATAGGAAGGGAGCCAAGTCCAATTTTTATTTTGCATGTGGGCTTGCATGGCATGGTCCCGAAGTCCAACGGCTAAAAATTGAAATTTGGGTCGGCAGTGTTGGGTGGGTCACGAAATGGCGTATGAATATATCAAAACTACTCAGGGTACATATGTATGTCCTCATTGCAATGAAGTAAAAAAGAATCAGTCCACCATGCACATGCATTATAAGGCGAATCACGATGGGGCTCTCAAACATAAGTGCAAGGACTGTGATTATGAGACATCCACAAAGCAGACCTTAGATAATCATATCCTTGCGAAACATCCTGCGGTCAATCAGGAGCGTGTAAAAGGGTTTGAGTGCACGGGTTGTGAATTTAAGAGTGTAAGTCGTGCTGGTCTTCGGAGTCATTATCTCCTACGTCATCTTTCCAAGGAAGTTTCAAAATACCTTGGAAAGACGGAAGCGGGTGAGATTCAGTGCACAGGATGTGGATCAGAATTTAGTAGTAAGCCATCATTTATTTATCATTTAGCCAAATGCCTACCTGAAGATATCCTATCGAATGATGAAGTTAAGGAAGCTCTAGGAATTTGAGGTCTGTGCATGAGGATTTGTTTCCTCAATCCTTTTTTCCGATTTTTTCTTATAGTCAGAGTCAAACATTTCTTGAATACTCATAACAATGCTATAGAGATGATAGCCTAGAGTAGCGAAGGCCAACATTGCAAGGACTTCAAAAGCCCACCTTGGCGTATCAAAGGCTCTATTTCCAATGAAAATTAAGAGGGGTGCTATAGTGAGCACATGGAGAATATTAATCCATACTGCAGGACTATGAGCACGCCAACGAACCATGATCTTATACGAATGGTAAATCAGAATGAGAACACCAAGAATCTGTAAAAGGGAAAATATCCATGGTTCCATTTGACCTCGGACAAAGGCTACGTAGAAGAGAAAGGGGGCGACTACCAGAATGTGAAAAATAGACAGAGATATATGAAAGTTCATAGAAGTGGCCATTCTTTATTTACTAGTTATCTTATAAAAAACTTTCTCAACATTTCCTCAGAGTGTTCCAGAGCACCTTCTACCCATGCTTGGCGCATACTATAACTCTCACCACATACATAGATATTATATGTTAAAAATGGTTTCATAATCTTTTTACTTAGAACCTCAGGATTATAGAGTCCTGGAAGCCAGTATGTGCAGCCTGTATGCCAGTCATACGATTTGAATACAAGAGGATCAGGGATTTTTGTCATAGGGAATAAGTGGCGGACTTCTTTCATAATTTCTTTTCCCAATCCTTTCTCGCCTTTTTGTTCTAACACTTTGAACCAGTATTTCGCATCATCAGAATCTGTATACGAAATCATAATTGCCCCCTTTTTAGGATTTACAGGGATGATGTGGCGAATAGGGGAGTCAGTCACAATATTATTGAAACCGGCAAACCAGGCAGGAGTCGGAAAGATTGCGTAAGTTCGTAAGAGGGGTTCCATAGTCAGATGTTTCAATATAGGCAGGTTTGAAAATGGCTTTATCTTTTTTAGACCCTTACTATCTACTGCCAGAATGAGTTTACTTGCTTTCAGACTTGAGCCATTAAATTTACACACACTTTGGCCGAAAGAATTCTTAGAAACTTCTAGTAAATGGTGGTTGAGTAAAAAGCGGACTCCTCTTCCCTCTAGTTCCTTATACATGGCCGTTGTTAGTGCACTAAACCCTTCCTGTATAACAAAGAAATCCTTATTATTTTTCATTTCTTTCTTCAATGATTGAATAGCAAGATCGGCACGCAGGGTATGTGTCTCAGCCTTATAAGGGAAGTGGGCAAGAATTTGATCAGATAATGTTTTACCATGGGAAATTTGTAAGAGTTGTTGAATAGTGTGAGTAGCAAGAATCCTAGGTTGAAGGGCAGAAAGAAAACTGATTAGAAACTCGGCACACTCTTCCCAGATATTCTTTGTGATATAGCCATCTAAACCATCTTTTGCCCAGTCTTGTTCTGAAGAAATAGGGACGAGATGTAATCCATATCGTTCCACATACTTTATTGTCATTGTGTGAGAGGAATGAATACGTCCAGCACCTCCTTCCCAATGTATGTCCTTATGACCAGGAGCTGCATAAGTGATTGCTCTTCCACCCATATATCCATACATTTCTGCAATTCCAATTTTGAGTTGAGGATTATTTTCAGATATACGCATAGCACAATGAAGGCCTGCGAAGCCAGCACCTACAATCATAACATCATAGGTGTCCATTCTATATATATATTTCATTAATGTTTATACTTATTTTTTTTCTTTTCTCAACTGAGTCTGGATCCATGTAGCAATCTTGGCAGTGTCACTACTTTGAAACGGACCTTCAAGTTGTTTATGACCAGGACGAACCATGATAAAATTCGGAATAGTGCGAACTTGGCAGAATCCAGGAGTATATTTATTCTTATCAATATTACAACGATAGATTGTTAAAGAGGCAAATTCATCCTCTATGAAATCCCAGTCAACACGCTTACATGCGCCACACCAATCTGCTGTAAAATAGATTAGAACGGGTGTAGTAAGATTATTATTTTCGTATAGTTTTTCAAATTCTTCATGGCTATCCAGAGGTATCATGATTCTCTTATACCGTAGACATAGTTTCTATAGAGAAATACTTGACCGCATAGACTTTAGTGTCTTGCTGACATAATCATGCCGCCGGCAATGAGTGCCAGGATACTTCCACCAGCAAACCAATCGAGAGTGTTCATTCCTCCTCCAGACTGTATGTGGGGTGGCACTTTGATATGTGCGATTTGGTTTGCCGTTTGTTGAAGAGAATTGATTGTTGCTGCTGGAACTGCATTAGAAAGAGTAGCCACATTGGAAGCCAGTTTTACACCTGCATCAGCAATTTCCACGGCTCCTACTGCGGCGTCCTTACCGATTTCAACAGCCCCTTTTACAACTTCTTCTCCCAATTTAACCACATCTCTTGCTACAAAGATTCCATCGTCCACAACACTTGATGCCTCAACAAAGGCAAGTTCAAGAGGTAGAACAAATTCTGGTGCAATAATCGTGCCGACTGTTAACATCATTTTCATAACCGATGCGATAAGAGAACCGATCATTTTCAGAATTGTAACTATAAATCCATCCTTTGAGCAAGGGGCAGGTGAGACTCCACGATCTCCTGTTAATGCAGGACTGTGTCCATCCGCATCCATACCCAGAACTGTAAAAGGGAAGAAACGTTTGGATCCATTTCTTAATAAGTCATCTGGTTTCAATAGGAGTATGAAGAAATCATAGAATAATGCGCACATAGTAAAAATGGAGCCAAAGGGAATAATTGTGTAAAAGAGGAAACGAGAGAGGGCATTATAAGGATCTCCAGCAATCAAATTCGCAACGACGGCAAAAGGAAGAGTGAGGGAGTAAAGTAAAAACCACCAAGGGCTAGGTGTAGTGCCGATTGTTTTTTCTCCAGGTTGTAACCACATTCCTTTAGCAAGACCAAGAGATCCCCATGGATGTCCTAGACCGTATTGATTGAGACCTTCTGTATTCAATCCGCCAACAGAAGATAGCTGAATTAAATCATAAAACCAGGGATAACCTAATAAAAATATATTCGTTATAAAAAACAAGACTGCAGTTTGTGGACTACGTAAAAGAAGATGATGTAAACCGAAGAATCCAAAAAATACTGTAAACCACCACATGCCTGATTGTGTATATTGCGGTTCTTTCCAGAAATCATAGCGTGTTTGTGAGACTGCTGGGAATTCCATTCACGCTGCTATCTTCATGTAAGAAATCCGGGATGGAAGGAAATGCTCCATGATTGTATGCGGAAAATCGTCAGTGAATTCGTGAGGAAAACATATATGTTCGAAGAAGTTGATATCTGTGGACCTTTGAAGAGGCATATAGACAGAAGGATATGTAGGGCTCGGATTCGTTAGAAGTCGTTTACCGAATTTATCAAAATCAAGAAGAATCACACGGCCGTCGGGTTGTTCATACAATTCAAAATCCCAGGCAGCATATCCATAATTCCACATACTTTGCCAGAAATTTTGTAGTTCTTTTTTTAGATTTTTAAGAAATATTGAAGTGTATTGAGTATGAACTAAGGGGTCTCCTAGCCATATAGGTTCTTCTGTATCCACTTTTTCCATTAAATAATAAAGTGGATAAATATAGTCTATATGTAACTTTGGGACTTTTAGAATATGTAGATGTTTTGTAATAGACTCTGCAATGTTATGAATGTTTTTTTGTTCTTGTAAGTTCAGAGTTGGGTTCTTCTGTTTCTTTAGTTTCTTTCGGACAATTCCCGAATTCCATGAAAGAATTATTCCACGACTTCCTTCTTGTATGGAATCCATAGGAGAAGGGTGTTAAAGGGTTGACTCGGAGGGGCCCAACTTCATTTTTAGATTTTAGATTTTAGACTTTAGATTCGGAACAAGAGTCCGCCAAAACCATCCACCACACGGAGAATGTTATGATTCAAGGCATAGATACGAGCATTTGCAGTTCCACGGGGAGGTTGTATAGCAGTATTCATTTGCAGCTGTAGAGTAATCGTATCCAGACGACTCGCATTCATACTTCCACTGGGCTGCACAGACTCAGGTTCTAGAGCAAAACTGTAGCTATAAATAAAATCATCGATCGGAATCACGGTGTGGAATTGGAAAGGCTGGACTAAGCGAAAATAATCTGCATTACGAATATCAAAACGGTCATAACCTTCTATGCGCAGAAGGGCCGTATTGATAAGATTTTGGAAACCATCAGGTGATACATCACCTATGGATAAATTTGTGTAATTGAACCACTGATGCGCATTTACTGCTTTGTCTCTTTGAACGAGCCAGTAAAGTTCACGGAGAGGATGGTTAAATTCCATAGGAAGTTGCACCGTAGTGGCACTTGGATCAATGGAAATGCTCGGGGTATACTGAACCTGTTCAATCAAATACTCGTGAGAATTCGCTACAAATCGGCGTCGTTCATCAATATCTAAGTGAATAAAATCACCATACATCAACATGCTTGTAATTGACGCAGAATTCACAGATTGATCACAGACATTCGATTGAGGATTGTCTACAATAAACATTTGTTGAAGAGGACGGAGAGTAATATTAATACGAATAGGATGATATTGTAAGGCAAGTAGCGGAAGTGCTAAACCCGGATTTTTACAGAACCAGAAACGAAGAGGAATGTATAGATACCTAGGACCATACAAACCTGCTGATGAAGAAGGGGCATTTCCTTGACTTGCACCCGTAGTCTTGCCAATCATATTGTTCCAGCCTTGACGTTTATCTTCCGTAACAGTGAGATTTGACCAAAGTTCCATCCATTCACCCGTCTGTTTATCAATCTCTTGCTCACCGATCTCAATACTTACTTCTTGTATAAGTGCATGACCTATAGAATTTGTATAAGAAACGGGAAGTCCAGTAGTTGAGTCATAGATAGCCGGAAGTTGAACTTCTAACATCAGACTTCCTAGCAAGTCGCCCTTTCTCGGTAATAATACGGTAATTCTCCTTCCGAAATCAGGTTGGCTGTCAAAGGGAATGACTTGTGATTCAATAGAAAAATTTGTGTATCTGCGATATACCATTTTAAACCATGTGACTTGAGGATTACCGGTTAAAAACACATCTTGTTTTCCTTGAGCGACTAATTGCAATAATCCTCCTCCCTGAGTCATCTGTTTGTATATGCGATAAAGGGGAGGTATAATATTCGCACAATAGATAAGAATGAGCAATGCTCTTATCCTTCGAACCGTATATGCTCTGAATTCAAATACAGGTCAGTTTCTCAGCACCGGTCAAATACTTTTAACTGATGGACTTGGTGGCACATTTTGGACCGACGTGTTTTCTTCTTTTATTGTGTATGGCGGCCCAATTATGAATAATTTACCTTCCACTATTAATAATTTTTCTACACAAATTTATTACAATAACGCTTACTTTGGAGGTCTATCTTCTATATCGACGGATATGTATTTTGCAGTTTCCAGTTTGAGCACAGCCATTAGCTTAACAGTTCAATCAAATATAGGTAATTTGAATGGTGTAAGTCAAACTCAGCTGACAGCGCAACTTACAAGCACAACTACAGGTCTCGGTGGTTTAGGATGGGTGAGCACAAGTGGTGTATATGGAATAGTGAGCACCATTAATTCAGTAGGTCAAGTGACACCAAGCACATTGAGCACAATTGCTACTTCTCTGCAGACTGACTATGGAATTTATGGTTTGAGCAGTATAAATACCTTTAACAATTCTTCTTTTGGTGGTTTGGGATCTATAGGGTATATTAGTTCAAAGACACTTTCAAGTGTTGTGCAGGGTCTAGGGTCTATAGGATATATTAGTTCACAGACTCTTTC